GCCGTTACCTCGCCATTAGCGGCGGGGATATTGACTACGTCGAACGCCATAGGTAAGATACGGCATTCCCTTCGGATAACGCCATAGATCGGCTGTAAGCGAAGGATCTCTGCTTTGAACTCCTCCGGAACCAAGAAACCACCTGCGGTCGTTGTACCTTCCGACAGATTGGCTTTGGTAGCGGATTCCTGGTGCATGGCGTTTAAGACTTGAACATTCTTACCCACAAGGGCTTTGAGGAACATTCTCATCTTCCCGTATTTGCCTTGAGGGGTAAGATCATCAGCCATGTGCTTGTCATCCCCGATACCGGGGAACATGAAGTGCTTTCTATCAACGGAAGTCATTCCTTTGATAAATCCCTCCATCACTCCTTTGATCCTATCCTCGAAGTCTTTCATCGAGATAGGTTGCCCTTTTTCATCCTGGACTATCTTTTCAACGGCTTTATCCGTTTTCTGGACTTGCGCGATAAGCGCATCCTGTTCAGCCTTACTAAGGCTTGCAAATTCTTCTGGTCTCATTGTTTCTCCTTTAGTCGATCTTACCTGTTGCTTTCCTGATAACTCCATTCATAATTTCAATGGCTCTTGCCTCGAAATTACGAACTGTTATCTCTGGAGGTTGTTTTTCCTGTATTAATTGGTAAATTTGGTATTTAAGCGTGGTGATTTCTTTCTCCAGCGCTTCCTTTGCTTCTGTCAATATCTTGTTCTCTGCCGTCAAATCTTCTAATCCATAAAGTGATATGGTTTGCCCACCCACAGATATGCTTGCCGTCGTCGATGTTTCCACGACTTTTTGTAACTCTTGTTCTTTTTCTTCATCGTTAAACTCCTGTAAAGGTTTTTCTTCCAGTATGCCCAAAGCCTTCTTTACCTCATCGGTCTTGATAAGGCCTTTTTGTATCGCCAAAGAGATGGCGTCAGGATTAGCAGGGACGGGAACAGCTGAAAATTCAAGCATCTCCCATTTTTTATATGTGCGCCGGGGCTTCTTCTCGCCATCACCGTCCTCAGATTCTTTAGGCACAAATCCTACGGAGAAAGCATTCAGGACTTTCTCTTCATACAAGGTCTTTATCTCCTGGGCGAAAGGAGTAGAGGCGAACTTGAACTTAGCCAGCACTCCCACATCGTCTTTCCTGACCCACATAGCTTTACCTATAGGAGGCATGGTATAGTCGTGCGCCCACAAGACCACAGGGTTCTTGCGGTAGTTCTTAAGGTCTACGCCATCAGGCTCCAAGACCTCATCGCTGCGGTCTCTTGTACGTGTAGACACATAAGCCGTCATCTCTCCCTTGTCTTTGTCTAAATCCTTAATATGCCCTGTTTGAGAAAATATCTTGTCCATGTCCTCTCCTTTACCTTACGATAGGCGCCATCGTACAACGGCAGTTAATAATGTCCTCTGCCGGAGCGCCGGTGCTTTTGTCCCCTGGATATAAAAGTTTAGTCCCGCTGTTTAACGTGAACGATTGGTGCATATCTATCGTCTGACCTTCTATTAAATGCGATTCCCGAACCTTCTCGTCTCTTGCGGTAAGCCACTTGACCTTCTTGACCCCTGCCTCCGCCCAAGCCTTAAGCATTCCCGAATTGGTAGAGCCGATTATTTCGGTCTGGGCGGTACGCTTGGCGCCGAAGTTCTCACGGAATTGGTAGATGTTATCTAGCCTCTTGGATATTTGGTCGATAGACTCACCGTTGACCAAGCCTTCCTTCAAAGCATCGCCTATGAGCTTGGCTGTGGTCTCGTTGGTCTTAAGCGCAAAGTAGTCAAGGCGTTTTTCGACCTCACGGAAGATGTTAGGCTCGAAGAGATTGAAATCTATCTGTGTGCCGGTGTCCTGCATACCCAACGTAAGCCCTGTGATGTAAGATGTCCTTATATATATATTAGACCTATTCTTTAAAGTCTCGTTGGCTTCGCGTATGTTGAATAGGATAAAAGCGCTCAGGTCTTTGGTGACTACGTTATTTACCGACTTATACCTCGCAAGATTACGCATGACCTCGCTATGCTGTTTCTCGAAATACCTTCTCATCGATTCCGTGAACAGTTTCTCTTGCGGGGCTGTGGCGTGAACAAAAACTTCCCACTTCCTGTCTTCCGGTGTCTTTGCATCTTTCTGTATTGATTTAGATTCATCGATAAACCCTCCTCCCGTGTCAGGAGGCTCTTCTCCTGCGGGTACTAAGTTAAAAGGAATTAACGGTTTACTTGTTTCCGGTAAGTTGAACGGCTCCAAGCCTTCTTTGGCGCGCTCTTCGTCTATGGTGGTGACGCCTGAAGATATATTTATCTGTTTCTCTTTAAGCCTGAATTCGTTGTCATCGGGTACGGGATTGTCGAACTTGCATACTAAGCGCGGATCGTAAATAGGTATAAGCTTCTCATTGAGCTTTTCTTCGATNAGNGTAAGCCTGGGGAGGATGGTCTCTTTGTTGTAGGTGTAATCATTCGCGTCAGCATTAGCCCGATTCACATCCTCCACCAAGCCAAGCTTGGACGCCGGAACACCGAACATGGCAAGGATCTCATCCCTTGCTCCTCTGTCTACCAGCTCAAAGCGGGCGTCTCTCATGGTAGACCCGAACTGCTCGAACTTAAGCCCTCCTTCAAGGAAAGCCATTTTGCCGGCGTTCTTTGCACCTTTATACTTTGTATTCCATTGGTCTCTTAGCCTTTGGTACTGCTCCTCTGTCAAGCTGTTCTCCGTTACCAAAGCCCCGCCTGGATTGGCGTTGTTAAGAAAATGGTTGATACCCCATGACTTCATCTGTTCGTTGAGCGCGATGCCGAACTCTGCGGCGATAGTCGGACCTGAACCGTAGAACTGGCTGAAAGGCGATGGGAACCTAAAGTGAATGACTTCATTCTCATCGAAAGGAATAAGCTGCCCTTTGCCTGGTACCTGCATGACATAGCCTTCAATGAATTTGGTAGCGCTCGGCACGATGCGCATCCAGTTAGCCGGTAGGTTCCAAATCATAGAAGGTATGCCTAAAGCATTACGTGGTATCCACCAATAAGCGTTTCCCGTAAGCTCAAGGAATAGCTGGGTGATGGTCATTATCTCGTATCTGTTCTGGAATGGATTGGCGGACTTAACGAGGTCAAGGAAAGGATGCTGTTGTATTTTCTTAAGCTCCATATCCTCTTTTTTGTTGTCTAATGTCGGAGTATATAAACAAAGGACGTTCTTGGCTACCGATGTCGCATTCTTCCACGCGCAGGCGTAGACCCAGGACTTATAATATTTAATGATTGTTGTATAATCTAATGGCTGGGCTAAGCCATAGGTCTTCTCATGCCCGAATAGGTGGACGAAAGGAAGCTTGCCGGTCATCGTTCTTTGCTCGGCTTGATTGAAATACTCTTTAATGTTTTGTATCAGACCCATTAATCAATCCATCGTATGGCTGGGTTCTTTGCTCGCACGTATTGCTCCAAAGCGTAGCGTGCAGAATCCGGCCAGTGGTCACTTCCATCAGCAGGGATTGGAAGTATTTCTTGTGTAATCTTATCTTGTTTCCATTTATAGTTAGAGAAGTTATCCACAGCACCTCGACACCGAGGGTGGATAAAAATCTTCTCAAAACCTCTAAGGAATTGAATTCCGTCTTCCACGCTCCCTTTTCCTTTTTCAGCCCCAACAATGTGAAATCCTCTTCTGGCCATGTAACTAATAGTGTCGGGACGTTCTGAATCAGCGGTAATCTTCCATTTTCGGCTGCCAGGGACTGTATCAAACGCTCTCTCCAGTTCATTTATCTCAACTCCGTGACCAAAGAACTCATGGTCAATAAAGAGGTTATTGTCTTTGATCCACATACGCCCCAATACAGTAGGGTCATTGCTAAAGCCCCAATCGGCGCCAAAGAATAGCTGTGCGTCTTGCGGCGTTTCAAACTCTTCAACAATGATCTTTCCTTTGAAGATGCACGCTTCACCATATTTCTTTACCTGCCCTTCCCAAACGTGGAGGTATTTCTCGTAATCAACCTTCCTATCGTACTCCATCTCCCTGCGCAGGACTTCAGGAAAATACTCATTGTCCTGCCAGTTTACGAACCCTACGGCGTAATCCTCACGAGTATTGGTAACGAAGCGCTTGTAAGCAGGGCTAGCTTCACTTTCAGGATTAAAGCTTACCCATATCTCGCTGTCTTCCTCGCGGATGGTAGGGATAAGTATCTCCCAAGAGCTTTCACCGACCTTTTCAGCTTCTTCCACCCAGGCAATAGATATGCCCTCTAAGGACTTGATCTCAGAGATATTGTTCTTAAGCCCCCGAAAGATTATCTCCGCACCGTAACGACTCTTGATGGAATCTTGAGTGATGATAAAGTAATCATCCAATCCCATCTCTCTTATGCGGTCTGTGAGGAGCCTGTGTACGCTATCCCTGATGCTGTTTTGTATCTCGCGGCAACAGAGAATGCGCTTATTAGAAAGAGCTTTGATGATTAACTGTGTCGCAAAGGCTGTTGACTTACCTGAACCTCTGCCACCATAAAGAACCCTATACCTCTTGCCCTGCGATTCGAGAACCTGTAACGCTTTCTGCGGGATGTACGTATTGATTATCAGTTGTTTTATTGCCATATATGTTTATGATAGGGGTAGGTATTGGAGCGCCGTCTTTACCTGTATGTTCATGCCTTTCTTTAAGCTTTCCAGATAATTTCAAGGCTATCTCAATAAAACACTTAGCTACCATATCAGGCTTACCGTTCTTATCTATCCTCGTACAACCTTTCTTTAAGACCTCAAGCAATGTATCATCATCAAGACCATAGGCACGCATAAGATCATCAAAATTTATGCGTTTTTCTATGTTTCTATTTGCGGCTATAGCTGTATTGTGGGCATAGCCAGCATTAACAGCAGACCGATAAGCACTCATTCCTTTAAGACGATTTTCTTTATATTTCTGCTGTCTGATATTCATAAATAAAAAAGCGAGAGCCGACTAGAACGTATGCCTAGTCAACCCTCGCTGGGTTATCGCAAGTGATTACCCGTGATTTCTCTCGCGGGTTTTCCTTGCTAAATGTTTTTCTTACGCGCCGCTTATGATACGGTCGCTATTTTGTTCTTAATTAGACTATATAATAATAAGACCGTATCTGTCAATAGAAAAAATAATTTTGTTTGAATATCATATTATACCGCTTTCATCGAAATGTATCCTTTTCTCAATAAAGAAAACAAATGTCTTACCACAGAGTATTTCTATCTTCGCGGTCTTGTCCTTAAGAGATGTTACCCGAAATACCATCTCTCCGTAACCATGATTCACAAGGTCGGTCATTAATTCAGAAGCCTTAAGATGATATCCTGTTTGTTCCATTACAATCCCTCACCAAAGAATAGTTTAAGAAACCTCAACACTCGGTTCTTGGGTAAAGTTTGTCGCTGTTTCTCCCGCCACTTGAGCAGTATTTCCTTCGGTGGAACCAGCTTGGGCGGGTTCAATATGCGTAATTTGCTTTCCGTTTGGAGCTGTGCTAACAATGGTTCCATTGATTATCTCCTTCATTCCTATTAGGTTAGGTATAGGTATCTCCGGGCCGATGGCTTCTTTGGGGTTCATGGTCAAAACCTTATTATCCAATAATAATTTTACTATCTTTCTTATATCATTAGCCGGCTTGGCCCATCTCGGCTCTATGGCAAGGGCTTTTTTCATAGCGTTAAAGGCGTGGATGAACTTCATCTTTCCTTCATCATTCTTAAAATGGCCCTGCGCGGCGTAGGTAATTCCCATATTGTACCAGAGCATTTTATTAGCCGGATTTATATCAAGCCCTCTTTGGGCGTATATGCGCGCCTCATCGTAGCGGTGTTGTTGGATAAGAAAATAAACAAGATTATTTATGGCATAATCGCTTTTAGGATGGTTTCTCATGTTCTCACGGTACAAAGATTCGTCATTTTTCATAGTGCGTGAGTACATATAAGACTTCGTGATATAGAACGTCATGGCGATATAGAATAAAGCCGTGTACTGGGAAAGATATGGAGCTACGATCATGGCTATCCCGATGGAAGGCAAGTAAAGATACCTGTCCACCAGAAAAGAATTTGTGGCGTATAGATTGGAGCATGGGAGGATACCGAGCAAGAATATCCATCCCGGCAGACCACAATAGATAAGAAATCCTATTAAGGCATATCCTATAAGCGTAAGGTAATTGAATTTCTCCCACCTCTCGTTATACCTGAATCCTGCCTGATGATACCACCCCATACGCACAGGAACAAAAATTGTCCACACATAATAAAGCACGATCTTGGCAAAGGTATTGAACTTTCTTTTTTTAAAGGCGAAATTGTCCCTGTCAATGATAAGCCCTTTAGTGAAACGCTTATTAAACTTCCAGATTATCCAGGGGAAACCAGCTAATACCATGAAAGCAAGATATGATTTCGCTTGCCAACTTTCAGGTTGCAAGAAAAATAAAAGGACAGGGGCGAAGACAATACTGATATTGGTTATCA